GAAGTAAAGTTTGTTGAAGGTGGTGGTATTGACATTGACTGGACCGATACAGATAATGGTACAGATGGTGACCCATACGACCTAACCTTTACTGTATCAGTTACCTCATCAGATATTGCTGCAGGTACGCTTGTTACAGAATCAGAAGGTATTTCATCAAACGATAATGACACAACAATTCCAACTTCTGCAGCAGTGAAAGATTTTGTAGAACAAAATACTGCAGATATTGGATTAGTAATAGCGTTAGGATAAGAGGAAAATGGCAAATACATTCAAAAATGGTTATGACAATCTTACAAATTCAGCAAGGACTATCTACACATGTCCTGGGTCAACAACTGCAATAGTTCTTACATTAAGAGTTACAAATGTTGATGGCTCATCAAACGACACAATAACAGCAAATGTTGTTGACCAAGATGGTTCTACTGATGCAAAAATAGCACACACTATGACTGTTCCTGCAGATAGCTCTATCGAGTTAGCAGGTACATCTAAAATTGTATTAGAGGCAGGAGACAAGATTGACCTCACAGGTGGTGCTGCATCAGGTGATTTAGAGGCATTTGTTTCTGTATTAGAAATAACCTAGTAAGGAGTACCTGTGGGTAAATTCGGATATCTAGGTGCAAGACCTACACAATCAAGCTCATCATCTAGTGGTGTATTTTCTGTTAATGATGTAGCTAATCTTTTAGACCAAAGCCTATATCCATTACAATCAATTGATGTTTCATACCTTGTAATTGCAGGTGGAGGTAGTGGTGCAGGTGGTGGACAAGCTAACCAATCAGGTGGTGGAGGTGGTGCAGGTGGCTATCGTAATTCCTTTGCCTCTGAAACTTCAGGGCGTAACAGTTCTACAGAAACTCCAATAACTCTTATTCCTGATGGTTCAACTACTTATACAGTTACTGTTGGTGCAGGTGCAGCAGCAGCAAGTGATGCTAATAGAGGAAACATGGGTAATGACAGTGTATTCTCTACAATTACATCATTAAAAGGTGGTGGAGGTAATACTTATTTTCAAACACCTGCCGCAACTGGTGGTTCAGGTGGTGGTGGTGCATCTCTTACAAATAACAATGATGAAAGACTAGGTAATGATGGAACAGCAGACCAAGGTTTTGGTGGAGGTCATGGTTTTACAGATAAATCCGCAGGAGGCGGTGGAGGTGCAGGTGCATCAGGTTCTAATGGTACTTTTTCAGGTGGTTCTACTGCTAATGGTGGTGCAGGAGGTACTGGTTTAGCCTCATCTATTACAGGTTCTAGTGTAACTAGAGCAGGTGGTGGAGGCGGTGGAGGTCTTAGCAATGGTGGTGCAGGAGGCTCAGGCGGTGGTGGAGCAGGAGCAAGTGCAAATAATTATAATGGTGCTGCAGGAACAGCTAACACTGGTGGCGGTGGAGGCGGTAGCTCTGAAACAACTGGATTTAATGCTACATCATATGCAGGTGGTAGTGGTGTGGTAATATTGCGTTACCCTTCCAGTGCTACTATAACAGTAGGTTCAGGTTTAACTTCATCTACTGCTACAGATGGAGATGACAAAGTAACAACATTTACTGCAGGAACAGATACAATAGTTTTTAGTTAGGAAATTTTATGAGTAAATCAAACGAATATGGATATATACAAGATGGACCTACTCAAAGTAGTAGTGCTAATTCAGGTGTATTTGAAGTTAACGATATAGTTGATTTACTTAATTCAAGTAAATTTACTTTACAAACAGTACCATTTGAAGTATTAAATATTGCAGGAGGTGGAGGTGGTACTGGTGCATTTTCAGGTGGTAACGCTAACTCAGGTGGTGGAGGTGGTGCAGGTGGTTATAGAAACTCATACGACACAGAAAATTCAGGTGGTTCAACATCTACAGAAGCTAAAATAGGTGTTGTTATAGGTCAATCATATACTGTCACAGTTGGTGGTGGAGGTAATGGTGGAGGAAACAACAATGGTGCGGGTGGACAATTTGATGGTTACAATGGTAACGACAGTGTTTTTGGAAGTCACACAGCTACTAAAGGTGGTGGTGGTGTTTATAATACAACAAATACACCTAACGGAGGAACAGTAGGTTCTGGTGGTGGAGGTAGAAAGAAAGTTACAGATATTTCAGGAGTCCATACATTAGCTACACCAACACAAGGTACTGCAGGAAATCCAGGTACTAATTCAAGTGGTGGCTCTGGTGGTGGTGCAAATAATTCAGGTGGTTCAGGTTTATCATCATCAATTACAGGTGCTGCAGTAACAAGAGGTTCATCAGGTGGAGCAGGTTCTGGTGGTACTACTTCAGGTGGAAACGCTACTGCAAATAAAGGTGGTGGAGGTCAAGGTGCTAGTTACAACAGCAACGCTTATGGTTCAAGAACAGGTGGTAATGGTGGAAGTGGTATAGTTATTATTCGTTACCCAAATATTTACACTATAACTGTTGGTGGTGGGCTTACATCTTCTACAACTACAGATGGAGATGATAAAATTACAACTTTTACTGCAGGAACTGACACAGTTTCGTGGGCTTAGTGTATAATAGGAGATAGATATGGCACATTACGCGTTTATAAAAGACAACATAGTAACAGAAGTAATCACTGGTAAAGATGAAACCGAAACAGCTCCTGATGGATTTGCTGATTGGGAAGAATATTATTTAACAAAAAGACCAGGACAAGATGCTTGTAAAAGAACTTCATATAATACAATAGGTAATCAACATACTGATGGTGGTACACCATTTCGTGGTAATTACGCAGGTATAGGATATACATACGACAGTGGTAATGATATATTTTTACCTCCAAAACCTTATGCAAGTTGGGTGCTAGATACTGATATTAGTGGTTGGAAAGCACCATTAGATTTACCTGCAGACAGTAATGAAGTTATATATCAATGGAATGAAGAGGCATATCAAGCAGATAACACTACAGGTTGGGAAGAAATAACCGAGTAGTTTAAACAAGGTGGAGCATGAATGAAATAACTTTTGGAATCACAGATAGTTATTTGTATGAAGAAAAATCTATACACCCAAAACATATATCTAAACAAATACCTGATTGGTATAAAAAAGTACCTGCAAATATAAAAAAAGAATATCCTTTTAAATATTTAAACAAAACAAAAACTGTTAAGTCTTGTTCTAGTTTTATAAATGTTTTTAATAATGGTTATGTTATATATGCACCTACTGACATAATAATTAAATATGATGACAAAGCACAAACTTATATTTGGGAGGTGTCTTACTTGTGGAATACAATGTTTGACAGAACAGAAGTTATAGTATCACATAATAAAAATCAAATGGTAGATTATGTACCTAGTAATTCCAAAGATAAAGTAGTTCTTAAAATACATCTGCCTTATACAATATTTACAAACAATGGTTTTAGTTCTATCCAAATGTCATATCCATATTCATACAATGATGATTGGTATGTGCCTTATGGTATTTTTGACACAGACAAAATACATGAAATTAACTTACAATTAATTATTACCAGTAGTGATAAAGAAATATTAATTAAACAAGGAACACCTTTGGCTATATACATACCATTTAAAAGACAAAGTTATCAATTAAATATTGTTGATATGAATACAAATAAAAAATACATACAAAGATTTAAAAAATACTATGTAAAATTAAATGGTGCTTTTAAATATACAGTTAATAAACTAAAAGGAACACAATAATGGAAATTAAATTTATACCTAAGAAAAAAGAATATAGACCAGTATTAGAATTAACACCACCTATTCCTGCTAATCAAGCATTACCTAAATGGTATAAAGATTTAACAAGAACAATTCCTCTAGACACTGGTCTAAAAGGTAAAACTGCAAAGAAATGTCCTGCTATACAAGACACTTTAAGCACAGGATTTGTAATACCATTATGGAGTAGATTAGAGTATGCAACTACAAGAAATGATGATGGAGAAATTATAGCTCAGAATTGGAATTTTGGAATAGCAGTTGCAACAGGAGAACAATTAGAAACTCATTTAGATTTTCATTATCCATCTCAAGTTAAAGGAATGGATTTAAAACCGACTTTGAATGGAGATGTATTGAAAATGAGTTTACCATACAAAATAGTTGTACCTGAAGGTTACAATATAAAATATAGTGACCCTTTTTATCATTTTAGAAAAGACATAAGGTGCTTACCTGGCATAGTTGAAGCAGATAAATGGGGATATGTAGCATTTCCATTTGAAATATTATCTGATAATTTTGTTATGGAAGTAGGTACGCCTTTAATACATTGTCTTGTATATAAGAGAGAAGAACCATTAAAGCTTGTTATGGACCAAGGCACACAGAAAGATTATGATGAAATGTATGCGGATATGTTTGAACTATTTTCTTCAGATAAAAATTACAGGACTAAGTAATATGATATAATCCCTTGATGGATTATGTAATCGGTTTTATGTTAGGATACTTTATAAAAAACTTTTTAACATGGTTAGATAATTTTGCTACGCCAAAAGTACCTGATAACTATCAAGAAGAGGATTGGGATTGGATAACATGAATGGTAATGGTTATACAAATAAAGAACTTTTAAATATAATTATTGAAACGCAAGAAAAAACAAACGAGAGAATTGATTTACTCCACGAAAAAGTAAATTCAAAGATATCACGACAAGAACTAAGTGGTTGGTTGGTTGCAGGCTCTGCATTGGTGGTGTTAGTCAACGCACTAATGTAGGAGGTTATATGGAATGCTGCGGACACGGCTGTTGCAATGGTGGTTAGTACTATCACTTATTGTTATGCCATTATCGGCTTTAGCAAATGAATCAAATAATACTACAACTACTACTACCACTACTGTACCTGATACTACTACTACGACTATCCCAGGAGAAGTAGAAGAAATAGAAACATTTGATGGACCAGAGGAAACAACTACGACTACAACTGTTCCAGAAGATAACACTACAACAACTACTACTACAACAACTATTCCTGAATGGGAACAATCTACAGATATAGAGTTACCTGAAGATGAGTTAGATAGTCAAGGTAATGAAGTAGAAAACAATATACAGATTGATAGTAATCATAGTAATGGTAACTGGTCTTGCTGTGGTATGACAGACTTTCATATGAATCTACACTACTTTCAACATGGTAATGATAGCAATGACTATACATTTACATTACCTGAAACTACAACAGTAGATGAGGAAGAATTAGAAATAGATATATACGAGGTAGGTTTTAGGATTGGTGCATTGAATAATGATGGAACAGTTACATACACACATACTGATGAAACTACACAGGTTAATGTGCTTGAAGGTCAAGATAATACAGATATAGAAAATATGTTTGAAGATGTTGTTTACAACATTTACGACACATTAGAAACATTTATCGAAAGTTTTACAATAAGAATTAATGACTGGTCTTTGTTAGATGATATAAGTTTTAAGTATATACAACCAACAACCACGACTACTACATTACCGCCACCGCCCGAACCTGAACCAGAGCCATACATACCTCCACCTCCACCTGAACCAGAGACATTTGTAGTTATATTAGACAATGGAGAAGAAGCTGAGTATGAACAGCATGAAATAGATGATGGTACAGTAGAGAGAGATAATCAACGTAAAAAGAATTTTGAAATCTATGGTGTAGAATTAACTGATGAACAAATTGAGAGAGGAGATTTAGAACAATATGATATTGAAATCATTGATGAAGAAAATATGGTTGAAGACGGAGAAGAGCTTCCTGATGATGTTGATATACCTGATGTTGATGAAGATAGATATAAAGATGAATCCAAATATGAAGAAGATGAAGAAGAAAATATTGATGAAGAAATCCGTGAATTTAATGATACAGTCCTTGAAGTTGAAGAATACTTAGAAACTTTTGAAGAAGTAGAGATTATAATTATAGAAGACATAAAAGAAATTGAAATAAACATTGATGATTGGGATACAGAATTTGAGGAGATAGAAGATGAGCCAAATGAAAAAGATATACGAAGAGATGACACTGCAAAACCTGAAGTTCAACCATTGGAAGATATTACCGAAGAGTTGGAGGAGATACTTACTGAAGAGGTGGTTGAAGAAGAGATTGAAGAGTTAGAAGAAGTATTAGAAGAAATTATAGAAATACCTGATATAGAAGAAGAAGATTTGTCAGATGAAGAAATCGAAGAAGCAATTGAAACTTTTGTGCAAGAACTCGACACCGAAGAAGTTGTAGAAGTATTAGAAGAAGTTAATGACATAGGTGTACAGAATCTAGAACAAGCTACAGAAGAAGTACAAGAGATAGTTCAGGCTGTTGTAGAAGAGGCTATAGAAGAGATAGAAGAGCTTACAGAGGAGCAGGTTGAAGTAGTTGCAGAGGTATTGCAGGTACAAACAGAAGACGTAGAGATTATTGCAGAGGCTGTAAAAGAAGATGAAGTAGTTGCAGAAGCTGTTGAAGAGTATGTTGAGAGAGCTGTAGAGAATGCAGACGTAGAAAACTATACACTTGCTGATGTAGTTACAGAAGTACAGTTTGAAACATTTTTAGAAAATCCAATAGAAACATTTGTAGATATAGATTTTGAAGATATAAGTATTGCAAGTATAGGAGATGATATGACACAAGACCAAAAAGAAAAAGCACAAGAGGTGGTAGTCCCAGTTATTCTGACTAGAATAGCAAGTATGGCTGCATTTGTTTTTAGGAGACAAATATGATTAAAAAAGTATGGGATTGGTTTGTAGAAGCTATAAAAGAAACCCTTAACCTAAGTTGGACTTTGGTTGGTTTAGTTATAGCTACACTTACATTAACTGGTTCTGCCCAGCAAGTTACTGGGTTAGCCACTATAATAACATTAGGTATATGGTTACTAACAATAGGCTTCCGAAAGTAAAGTGTCGGACATTTAAACACCCAAATGGGTACACAAATGTGTCTATTTGTAACTGCAAATACCCAAGCAAATAGGAGGATTATGAAACTTACAGTAGTTAGAACGCAGTTTGGTACAGATGCAACAAATGGTTTATTATTTATTGATGGATTATTTGAGTGTTATACATTAGAAGACCAGTATCAAGCTGTAAAAGTCATGCATGAAACTTGTATACCAGAAGGAACATACGATATACAATTTAGAAAAACTGGTGGATTCCATGCAAAATATTCAGAAAGATATAAGAACGCACATTATGGTATGCTCCACGTACAAGACGTACCAAACTTTACCTATATCTTAATTCACACAGGTAACACTGATGAACACACATCAGGTTGTCTTATAGTTGGAGAAACACAACAAGATTTAGAAATATCTAAAGATGGATTTATAGGTTCAAGCACAGTTGCTTACAAGAAAATGTATGCAAAAGTAGCAAATCAATTACTTCAAGGTAAGAAAGTTACAATAGAATATACAACTATACAGAACTTGCTTGACAAACCTGCAGAACAATCAGATGTGTACGAAAAGCTACAAGAGATAAGTGGAGAAATCAAAGTTTTGAATGCTAAACTTAGTGGTAGGAATATTACATAATGTCAGATTTATTTGAAAAAAATAATAGAAGAAGAAACCAAGACGGCACATTTAAGAAAGATGTGGGGTGGACTCCTTGGAATGAAGCATGGAGTTATAAAATGAGTGAAGAACTCAAAGATATGCTAGAACGAACTGTGTGGACGTTTATTGAAGCGTTCATCGGTGCTTTAGTAGTAGCTCCACTTGCAGGTGTTGACGCAGATTCATTGCAGTTAGCAGCAATTGCAGGTGGTGGTGCAGCTTTAGCAGTTGTGAAAGCATACGCAAAAAAACAAATCAGTAAGTAAATCTTAGAGCAAAGCTGAGGTTTTTTTAATCCTTTCTCCCTCAGCTTCTGCTATTTTAGAATGGAGCTTCGCCTTCTTTAATGTCGTCTATGCTCTTTGCTTTAGGCATTTCAGGCATATACCACTGTTCAGGAGCTTTCTTATCATTGGCATAACTGTCTATGTACCAAATTCTTGTACATGTTTTGTCTTTACATTTCCAATCAGGATATGTAGTTTTAACTTTTCCACTAGCTTTGTCTTGCCTGTTGTCCCACAAATCACTACCACAAGATAAACATTGAGGTTTCATAGTACCTTCTGTAACTATGATTACATCCTCAGACTTTGGAGAAGTGGAGGACGGAGGCATAGCCTTTTTCCCATCCTCCTGAGCTAAGTCCTTCTCCTTTTTATCAGTGGTTGGCGTTACTGAATTTCTCTTGACTTTTGCCATCTCTTCACGGCTCGGTCTTGCCTTTTTATTTCCTTGATACTTCCAATTAGCTAATGCTCTACCTATCGCAGATGTTTCACAGTTTTCCACCCATGATGTTGTGTTTGCAAACCCATCTCCTTTGGTCTCTTGAGCAATACCTGTAGCTACAAGCCTTCCATTATTGTCAGTAACATCTGCTTTGATTGTTACACAAGTTCCATCTTCAGTTATGTGTACAACATTTGTACTAATCATACCTTCAGGATTATCTTTCCAATATTTTTTTAATCTATCTTCGACCAATTCATAGTCGTCCAAATTGAATTTCGCCATTCCACTCTCCTTTTGTATTAGCTTTTATTCTTCTTCTGTTAGTGAATCAATAGGATTTACACCTGTTTTCACAGGTACATATTGATATGAGCCGTCTATTTTAACAATAAACTGAGGTATACTTCCAACCCCTGCATACTCAACGGCAACCACTTTTGTTTTTGTACTCATTTATTCCTCTAAATTGACAAGATACTCAGCAGTAACTCCTTTAGTAGGTTTCACAAACAAACAAAATTGTGAAGGTCTACCCATACTTGCTAGTTGTTCTTGTGCGTAGCTGTTGTAACTTTCTGTAGAACCATTAACCCATACACGTACATCATTAATGTATAAAGATGTTGGTGTATGGTAATGACCACAGACTGCGTGTGTAAAGTCTTCCATCAGTCCCTGTGATGCAAGTGCTTTCCAACCCAGAATTTTTTTGTTGTAACCATAGAATGGCACACCCATTGTTCCACGAATATTATCTCCATGAAAACAAAAAAACTTGGCTTTTGGACCAAGTCTAGCAACAGTATACCAGTGATTATCAACGCCTTCAGGAATTATAAACTTGATGCGTTTTTCTCCCGCAAACATTGTCTGTAGTATTTTTCCTAACATTCTATCAGCGTTTGTCTCAGGGTTGTAATCTCTACGAGACCTACCACCCAAAGCTCCATGATTACCTATTACCCAGTATACGTCTACTTCTTTAAAATTTTCTAGTAATATTGAAAAAAACGTGTGCAATATTCTTGGACCATCAACTGTCACTTGTCTGTATAATGAACTGTCTATTAAATGTGACTGTCCTGGAAATATAAGCTCACCTTCAACAATGTCCCCCAGAGCAAGCACTGCACATTGATTTACATTGTGAGTAGCTCTTTGTATTTCTGTGAGCTTAACTATCTTTTCTGCGTATCTTCTAACTCTAACCTCAGCTACAGCAGTGTCGTAGTCTGGGGTTCTCTTTGCGAGCTGAATATCAGAGAGTAATGGGACACAAATTTCTGTTTGAGTTTTGGGTTTATGTTTGATTTTAGGATTAGATATATCTGGAAATTGAAGTGTTCGCATTCCATCTCTAGCACCAGAAAACACGGCTTCTACCATGTCGGCTTTCTTATCTTTGAGTTTATCAATCTGTTTGAGTAATCGTGCATTTGTGTCTTTAAGGTCTCTTATCTTATCGCTCTCAGCTTCAGCTATCAGTTTTGCTAATTCGTTATCAATTTTTTTCGTCATAGCGTTTCTCTAAGTTAACTAGCCATACTCTTACTCTGCTTCTTGATACTGCGAAGTTATATTTATCCATGAGTATTTCGCTAACAACTCTAGCGTTAGCCTTCTGTCCGTGATTTTCAACCCTGTCTGCAAGTGTATTAATGAAAGGTACAGCTTCTTTAGGTAGTCTTTCGTACCAATGTTCCATACCACCACGAGTTCTTTTAGTAGCTTTATCAATATCACTAGCAATGTCTTGTTTAGTATTTTCTGTATTCATACGCTAATTATAAGCACATTGTGATTAGATTGCAACAACTGTATAGATAAATATATTTATATGCAATGCATAAGAAAGATTAAAAAAATAGCTCGGCTTTTACACCGAGCTATTTTTACAAGCTAGAAAGAGAGTTATAGCTTGTTATTTTAAGGCAAGTTTTTTAGCTACTGCCTTAACAGTTTCCACTTCTTCTATTGGAATTATGTTGTTCAACATCATAACTCGTTTGATTTCATCTAGCCCTTGTCTATCCAAGTTGGTAGGAAAACCACCATTTTCGGAAACACCAACAACTTGTTGGTCGCTAACCCAAATTCTTGGCTCTGGTTGTTGAGCCAACCATTCAAGAGCTTCTTTGTCAATAGAGTTGTTACCATGCATTCCCAATTCTCGCATGGCTTCATCATCAATACGACCATTGTTAGCAATGATACGAAGGTCGCCATGAAATCCCGACCTTTCACCTGTGTAACCAACATACCCAGCTATAGTACTAGCAGGTAAGTCGTTGATAATTTCTTCAATATCGTGTGTACTCAAGCCCATACTTCCAGAACAGTCAATCAGCATACTACCCCCAGCTACGCTTCTCTTTGTAGAGAATACTTTTCTGTCTGTAGTCATTCTGTGCATGTTTCTAGGTACAACGCCAACATCACTATTGTTTCGCCTTAGCTCTCTAATAGCTTTGTGTATTTTTCTAGTACCACGAAATTTGTAAGTCTTTGCCTTACCATGAGTACCATTACCAGAATACCATTCAAAAGCACGTTTGTGCTTTCTATCGGCATCTTCCATAATATCTTCGGCAAGTTTGCCTTTGAGTTCTGGAGGTAATGTTAGTTTTGTATCATCTTCTGGAACTTCAACATAACTAGCACTAGGTAGTCCACCACTTACATAGCTATCATTGGAGTTTGTATTGTCAAGCAAGTTGTAGATTTTGTTAATTCTTCTTCTTACTTTAGTTTTGTCCCAATATTCTTTTCTACTCCAACGTCCCGTATCTTCATTCCAATACCAATGTCCCGTTTGTGTATTCATGGCGTATCTTTGAACAGTTTGCACTTTTGTAAGACAATAACTTACTAGCATGTTGAGATAGTTTTTGTCTTGTTGAATTACATTTTTTGGTAAACGAACATCAACGTAACTTTCTACTGCAACTTCTACCAACTCTCTATTGTTTGCTTTGTAAGAATACACAGTAAAGATATTTTCTCTAATGTAATCTCTAATAAACATAGCAATATCGTTAGTTCTGTAAAGGTTACCAATAAGTCTCATGAGAGAAATCTCATACAACTTAGTGTCTATCTCTGGAAGGTGTACTTCCCTTGCTAGCTCAATCAATCTTTTCTGTTCATAAGACAATTCATCTGTATCTTCTGTATCTCGGTGCAATCTAAGTAAACTACTGATTTCTTCAGGAGTTAGTAACTTTTTTCGCATTCCCTTTTGATAGTGCGCATGTCTTTTGAACGACCAAAGATACAAAGCATAATACAATAAATCAGGCTTCTTGTTTAGAAAACGCCAACCTTTGAATAGTTTATGCTTCATAATTAGAGCCTTAACTACATGTTCTCTATCTGTCATTTTGTTAGACAAGATAGATTTAGGAACTGCAATGACATTTCTGTCTTTTAGTTCTTCTTCCCATGGAGTTGCAGAGTATACAACATCATGTTTCCTTACTTCATCTCCAACAAGAGATAAGTTAGGAAGTATCTTTTGGCTCTTTACTTTGATTGAGCTTTTTACACTACTGCTAAATAATGACATCTTGCACACCTAGTGCTTCAAGAATATCATAAGCATCATCTTTGAATACAACACTACAAGCGTCTTTTTCATCAACACCACTATCAAGCAGTTGCTTGAAAGCAATCCATTTACGAACAGAGAACTGCCCATTGTTGTAGTCGTAGTAAACAGCTTTTAGTTTAGCTGGTAGAGAAGCCAAAGCACTTGGGTGTACTTCATCAATCTCTAGTTTGATAGGAAACCTATCTGCAAGAGGCTCTGGTAAGTCATCAGGCGTACCATTCATAGTTGCAATAACTTGAAAGTCTTTGTCTGGTCTTACAGTTTCTTTATCCATGTTCGGTAAAGTAAACTTTGCGAACTCCTTGTCATCAAGTAGAGCATGTAGGAATGTCATAACATCTACACCAGCATGGTCTATCTCATTGATAACAAGTCTTGCACCTTCTTTCCAGCTCTTAATACCAACGCCATCTTTCCAGACAAAACCACCTTTATCAGTAGCTATGTAATGCCCCATCAATTCACTTGCCGTGCTGTCTGCAGTAAGCGTAGTATTGTAGCTATTTTGATTTTTCTTTAGTTTGAGAGTATTAGCTTGATAAGTTTTGCCCGTACCAGCAACACCATACAAAAGTATTCTTGGCGAATGAGCAATAACTAGGTCTAGCAATTCCCAATTATTCTTCTTCATCTCTTTCTTCCCTTTCTTGTAAGTAGGTCTCAAAGTCTTTGATAAAGTCTTCACTTAGCTTAGACTTATCTACTTTGTCCCATACTTTTATCCATTCTTTTCTATCGGTATCTGTATCAATCCACCTAACTTCTGGTATGTTCGGTAGATGATTGATTACTTCCACAGGAACATCAACTGTTACAGTTGCATACTCCTTGTCAAGTGGAACACCGACTTTGCTTTTGACAACAACATCAAGCATTAGTCTTACATGCATATCAGTTGCTGTTCCATTCTTGTAGTAATGAGGTGTAGCCATCAACAAAACTACAGGAAATCTAGTGTCAGCAACTATGTCCATTTTCATAGCTAGTTCTGTATCCATTGTCTCATCAAGAAACTCTGGATTTAGACTTCTGTTGTAGCCCATATCAATAGCCAAGTCATTGAGATAGCGAAGAATGTCTACTGTAATAGCACAGTTCTTCAGTCTCTCACTCATCTCTCTTACTTTGTCAATCTCACTCATGTCTTTACTCCTTTACATTCTTTTTTGTGTGATTGTTTTATCCAATAATCTGCATCAAGAGTTATATCAGGGTGAGCCAAAATATCGTCTATTGACACTACTGCTTTGTTAACTTCTTGATTACAGTTCTTACATTTCATACTATTTCCTTTCAACTTCTCTAAAGTCCAAGTGAACTATGCTTTCTTCGTGTCTTATGCACCAAACTTGCAAACCAATACTTGTCCTACCAACTTCCACCATTGAATAATCTCTTGGTGTTAGGTAGCTTGGCTTTTCTTTAAGGCACTTACTACAATGAATAAATAGTTCTATCTCGCTTTTACTCGTCATTTGGTACAGTCCACATATTGATACTCCAATCCATTGGATAGTTTTCAAGTTGTTCTGTAACAAACTTAATCGCTTCATCTTTAGATACGTCCATAGGGAAAACAAAATCTACAGCAAGTTCATTAGTAACTCGCTTAGGATTACTGTCTTCGTATTCAAAGATTTCACTATCTTCTTTTAGTCTCATTATTTTCCTTTCTCTTTGAGTATTCTTTGCACCATTTTTCCCGTCTTTTCATCAACAATATCTAACTGCTCTTGTGTAAGATACTTTTGAGTAAGTCCAAGTTTTACTCTTAGATACAAGTCATCATCAACCACAACAGAAAATGTATCCCTATTGTGTTCTAGTTTTGCTTTACTCATTCTTCTTCATCACCCCCCAACACATCTTTGATTAGCTTCTCTACAACATCACTAGCTTGTTCTTCATTTATGCTACCTACTTGCATAGAGCCAACAATCTCAGGATTACCTAAGACAATCATGTCGGGTTGTGTTTGATACATTGCATCAAAGAATGTTTCTGCAAATGTGTCATCAGTAAGCATATTGCTTACATTATCTAGTATTTCTTCTGTTGTTTTAAAGTCTTGGTCTTTGACTAATGCTTTTATCAAAGAGCCAATAGCTTTTAGCTGTGTTGCTACAGCAGTTTGTATCATAGTTTCCCATAGCTTTGTCATAGCTTCTGGATAATTCGCAGCTTCAACAGAGAACTTATGCTTGATTACTCTTTCTTCACTTGGAGTAATTTGCACAACGTTAGCTCCGTATAAAGTCTTCAACCTTGTAGGTCGATACTGCAAATGGTTTTCAAATCCCAGACTTTGAATATGCTTTAGATACTCTTTAGCTTCTTCATCATCAGGGCGTTTCTTATACACTGGCATTAATAAACACCACCTTTCTTTGTATTCATTCTTTTTACTGTTTGGTAACCACAAGTGCGACACAAAACTCTGTGATAAACAGAGGATTTCACGTTGGCTTCTACCAATAACTTTATGTATGTGTCTTGATGACACAAATCACATATCATAATTTATCTCTCTCTTTCTATGGTTCTCGGCAAGGGCTAGTCTCTGCGATTATTTTATGGAAATAAATTTATAGAGAACTAACCCTAACCGAACTTCGTATGAAAGCTATCTGTATAGATAGCCTAGTGCAGACACTATCGCTCTATATACAGCGTAACAATCTATGTAGGGAAAAATATAAACACCTACTACGCTGATAAGCAGTTAACTTACCCATAACTCTTTGTATATAGAGTTCTCATATTTGTACGGAGGCACATTATGAAATATCTGCACTAAGCTATCTACTTTCAGTCGTTGAAAAACAGGGCTGAATACAACTCTTACTCATAGATAGCTAGATACCCACACGACTAATAACAATTTTTAACAGGGAGAACATAGTTCTGCATGAGTATCTAGCTACCTACAACCCAAGCACGAAAGCGATTAAGTACTTGGGCTTTGGTCTTTTGGTAGGTAGCTTTACAGAGTGAGCATATCTTAGTAGTAGTTGGTATGTCTACAGGGTTGTAGAAAGGCATACTCACTCTATAAATATAATTACCACAGAGTACATAACCCGTACGTATACACTAATCGGGACTGTATATTAAGCTATGTACTCTAGCTAATTACTTAGCTTCTGCAGGATTCACAAAGTCTTTTACGACCAAAGTCTCTTGGTAAGACAATGTAACATTTACTGCATGTTCTATAGGCTTCCTCTATGACAGGCGTATCTGCATAGGGCTTCCAACTTGCATCAGTAACCCCGAACTTGTCAGGAACTAAACCTTTATCGGTTTCAGTAACAGTACCTTCCTTGACTTGCTCTCTCGTTACCTTAGCAATCCTTTTCATCTTCATCTCTAAATCCTTGTTCAATTCTCTACACTCGTAACAAAGACTTGATATAGCGTCAGTAGATTTACCACAATACCTACAGTCAGTATGAGGTATAACTGCATTCTCTACATTGTGCATATACTCTGCTGTACTAGAGATGATAGGTAATCCCGTATCTACATAGATATGAACTAACTTACCATTTCTCTCGACAACCTTAGTCAATGCTTTCTTTGTCTTAGGAGTATGTTGAACATACTTTTTTCTACCCATAATCTATTTCCTTTCTACAATATAAATAAATATAAGAACAAAAAATGTCTTGCCGAAAATCTTACGCCAAAATTTTTGCTTTGCAACTTTCCCCATGTAAGAGCAAGACTTGACAATCCCTTTTCACGCGTGTAAAGAGAACACTTCCCCATAGCATATCCGAAAGAAAAAAAAATTTTTGAGGTCTGTATGGGGTTCTCTTTCTTGTATGGGGGGGTAGGTTTCGGTATGATACTAGCTAAAACTTTTTTTTAGAATAAAAAAAATATATAGCAAGGGGGGATAAATCCCCCCGAGCTATACAACATAGGAACTATGCCTTACGATTTTTAGACCAACCAGACTTGATTTCTTTGATTTGGTCTAATGATGGAACTCCTTCGAACTCGCGTGCGAGTTCGTTAGTTCCCATCATGGATACAAGTTCTTTAGGCATTGTTCCGTTCTTGTTGAGTTGGAACTTCTTGTTATTTACAAGAGCCTCAAACTGTATGATACAATCATAGTTTGTCAATGGCTCTTGATTAATAACAGTTCCAACAGAATTACTTTTGGAACTCCAAAAGTCATTCATCTTAACAAGATAAAAAGAACTCTGCCCTTTTCGGCTCGGAACACTAAGGCGTTTTACGCCGAAGTATCCAGACGAGCCAATAGGGTCGTAGTTCTTTTCTTTATTTACGTAATTACTCATTGTTTTATCCTTTCTACTGAGCTACTACTAAGGGTGCAAGAGCATTTGTCCCTTATGTGTCAACAATAATTCAAAACGCCTGTGGGCGTTTTTTTATTGCTAGGTATTTCGTAGAAATACTTTACTCATAAGGAAACATGTGCTAGAAGCACACCCCGACCAAGTAGCAAAGCTACTTCTGTAAGGGGGAACTAGTAGTAGTACCCCGTTAATGACTGCATGTATATGCAACGACATGCACAAGTGCTTGGCGTTGATATGCAGTCTTGGGGACAATGTTTTGTTGGGATAACGTACTTTGAGCAATGATGATTGTACTTTGTATGGTTCAATGCATAGGGCTACCATTTGTTATACAAAACACTACAGTATGTACCTAGAGTATTACGTTTCTTTTCATTGACATAACGTTTGATTACAGAGTAACTATAGAGTAATGGGGGGTATGCTCCGTGCGTTGTGTCGGGCTACCTATGTCTTAACATAGGGGGTGGGGTATGTATATACGTAAGGTTTCCGAGATATTCTGGTAATTTTACTTAGAAAAAAGTGGGAGACCAGCAAGATGTTTGTTGAACCATCACTTGCGTGATGTTTATTGTTACAGGTTACTTACAGGTATTACCAAACAAGGACTACACTAGTCTCCCTATGTAGTATATTAACACGTTTTAGTAGTATGTATAGTCTAAAACACGTATTATTTACTAGTAGACTGTGTAGTGTGTTTTCGGGCATAGCGGACATATATGCATATTTTTTGAATTTTTTTCTTTCAAGAGTCCTTGGGTACTGACTTTGTGGTAATCCCAGTCCATCTATAAGATGCAGTCAGCTTTTTGCCGTCCGATAGCTCTTACCTGTAACTCTGTAGTTAAAAAAAACTATTTGTTGTGGATAGTATAAACATAATGCTAGAATAAAACAAGTTATTTACAGGAGGATAATGTTTGATTTCGAAACACAAAATGCTATTGGTAAAAAAGGGGAGACCCTTGTCAAAAAATATTATGAATCAAAAACAGACGAAGAAGGTAAACGACAGTTTATTTGCAGGGATGTTACATTCGATGACCAAATGAAAGGTGCTGATTTATTTATTATAAACAATGAATTAGGTGCTAGGTATGTTGAAGTAAAAACAGATACACAAATAAAAGATACAGACAACTTTGCATTAGAGATAATGATTGTTCAAGATAACGGAGACAAAAAAATCGGTGCTGCTCTTAAAACGTTTGCAGATTTTTTATTCTACTGGGAATACCCAACTTCGACTTTATATTATTGGAATCCACAAGAGTTAGTGCCTTACATTATAGACTGGATGTATGACAGGAAATATAACATAGTAGAAGCCCAAAATAAAAATTTTTTTTCACGAACCCTGCTTGTGCCAAAAAAGGATTTATTAGCTACGAATGTCGTAAAGGAGATTACAGTCAGCTACCATATTGTAGATGAGATACTTATTGCATGAGTAGATTAGTGTTGGCGTGCAAAGCATGTCATACTAAATTCAAAATAGAGTCAGACTACCGAAAGTGTGGTAATCTTGGCTGTACAGAATATAACAAGCGATATGGAGGTAAACTTAATGCCAAAACATTACGGAATGAAAAAAGGCAAAAAGAAAAAAAAGAAGATGTAACTTAAGTTACTTTTCTATTTGATAGGAGGTGGACATGTCCATAAAAAATCGACAAAACATTTTTAAGACACCAGAGGATTTAAAAAGTTGGGCTATTGACTTATCAGAAGCCTGTGGGTCTAAATTAATAAATAAAAAACATAATGTATCTAAAATAGATGCGTTGATAGAGAAGTTTGTTTCTGACTATAATATTAATATGCAAGATATGGTAAATTTAAAAAATAGCATGGAAGAGGAATAATGGCGAAAAAGAAACCTGCAAGGAAACCTTTGAATGAAAAAACAAAAGCAACTCTTAGAAAAAAAGCTGCAAAGTCAAAATACACTTACGGACAGCTCGCAAGAGTTTATAGGCGTGGACAAGGAGCATATTTATCATCAGGTTCTAGGTCAGCTTCCATGGCTGCTTGGGCTATGGGGAGAGTTAATAGTTTTATTAGGGGTGGTCATTCTCAAGATAATGACATAAAGAGAGGCAAGAGTGCCAAGAAAAAAAAGTAAAAGAAAGGTCAAATATGAGAAAGGTGTACCTGCTAAGTATTTACAGAATAAAAGAAACTCTAAAGCGTCTGTGGCACGTGAAATTCGAAGTACAGCTAAGGCTTATAAAGAAGGACGATATATAGATTTAAAAGCTGTACAAAAATCTAGAGCTGTAAAAAAAAGAAAAAAAAGATAATGGAAGAAAAAGAAATAGAATATTCAGGTAATCCTAACTGGGCAGGTGATGATTGATGGCACAAGTTAGTTGGATGTGGAAAGGCAAAAGATATTATGGAACTCTTATTAGAGAAACTAAAACACATAAGTTTGCTAGAACTAAAAATGGTAAGATTAAAAAAATAGTAAAGAAGAAAAAGAAATGAAAGTAAAAGGCGTAGATATATCAAAACTTACTAAGTCACAACAAAATGCTATGAAGAAACATTCTAAGCATCATACTAAAAAACACATGCAGTATATGTATAATAGTATGAGAAGAGGAGCTAGTTTTAATAAAGCTCACGTTAACGCACAGAAGAAAGTAGGTAAATAATGCCAAAGGGTAATGGAGAATATTCAGCAGCTCAAAAAAAGATTGCAGCAGTTGCACCACCTTTTGATAAGATTACTGGAGCTGATTTTAAAAAATTACGTCAGAACGGTAAAAGAAAACCAAAGATGAGCTAATGCCACATAATACAGAACGTAAAAAGAATTTACTTAAAAAACACGGACTTAAAGGTGTCAACAAACCTAAACGTACACCTAAACATAAAACTAAATCACATATTGTTTTAGCACAAGAAGGTCATCAACTTAAACTAATTAGGTTTGGTCAACAAGGAGTATCTACTGCAGGTAAAAAACAAGATGCAAGGTCGAAGGCAAGGAGAAAGTCTTTTAAAGCTAGACATGCAAAAAATATCAAAAAAGGTAAAATGTCTGCAGCATACTGGGCTAACAAGGTTAAATGGTAAATGTTGTATGTATAGCAGACGACTGTAATAATTCTTTACCACCAAACGCTACAAAGTATTGTTCTAAAAAATGTTATAGAAGAATATCTATGCGTATTAAAAGAGCAAAAGACAAAGGTGAAGAATATAAACTACCTATCAAAGATGTAAATCAACCACAAGCTGCAACAGTAAGACGTGGACAATATTATGAAAAATTTATCAATGAAGGTTATGCATTAGAACTTTTAAATGGAAAGATTACTAGACAAGAAGTTGCTTCAGGTCTAGGTTGTACTGTTGGTAATGTAGCAAGACTTATGGCTGCATATCGTGAAGATATTGAAATAGAAGCAGCAACACAAAATTGGGAACTATCTGATGATGCAAAGCAATCACTAAAAGAGTTCAAAGGTTTTAGAGATAGATACTTTCTTACAGAACTAGGTGTACCTTTTGAAACAGCAGACTTTCACAATAAATGGATTAAGTCTATAAATAAAGCATTACTTAATGGTGGACAACAAATGATATTATCACCACCAAGGCATGGCAAAACAGAATTACTTATACACTTTGTAGTTTGGCTTATATGCAGAAATCCAAACATCAGAATACTTTGGATAGGTGGTAATGAAGATATTGCAAAAAACTCTGTATCTTCTGTTCTTGACACTTTAGAGAATAATGAAAAACTAAAAGAAGATTTTTGTGGACCTAATGGTTCATTCAAACCAGCTACAAGAACTGGTAAATCATGGTCACAAAATGGTTTCACAGTATCTACAAGGACTGTTTCAGGTATAAAATCACCTACAATGGTTGGTTTAGGTAGAGGTGGTAAGATTCTATCTAGAGACTGTGACATTATTATTGCAGATGACATTGAAGATTTTTCATCAACTATGCAACCTGCATCAAGAAGAAATACAAAAAACTGGTGGACAACAACATTAGGTTCTAGAAAAGAAGAACATACAGCAATGGTTGTTATTGGCTCAAGACAACACCCAGATGATTTATATTCAGCATTATTAGAAAACGATGCATGGGAAACAATAGTAGAAGAAGCTCACGATTCTATGTGTGTAATACCAGAGTTTGAAGAAGAAGACCATAAAGATTGTATGTTATGGGAAGACAAAAGAAGTTTTAAGTGGCTTATGAATAGAAAGCGTGATGCTATGACTACTGGTGGTGTACAAAGATTTGAAATGGTATATCTGAACAAAGCACAAGCTAAAGGTTTATCTTTGTTTAATCCTGAAGTAATCAAAGAATGTTACGACCAAAATATAGATTTAGGTAATGTACCTCAATCATCTTATCTTGTAGCAGGACTTGACCCAGCTGCTACAGGTTATCAAGCAGGATTTTTATGGGCAGTAGAAACATCTGCTGATGATATTAAGTTACAAATGGTAGATATGGAGAATCAACAAGGTGGTGGTCTTGAAGAAGCACGTAATCTTATAAAGAAATGGTTTGATATGTATGGTTGTTATCACTGGGTTATAGAAGAAAATGGTTTTCAGAAAGCTATACGTCAAGATGAAACTACAAAACAATTTGCAAATATGCATGGCATAAAATTAGAAGGACATGAAACACACAAAAACAAATGGGACGAAAGATTCGGTGTTACAGCATTAGCACCAATGTTTGCAGAAAACAAAATTGTTTTACCTTTTTACTCACCAGAAGCACAATCTAAGAGTATTGCATACACAAAACAACTATCATATTTTGCTTCAAAAGGCAACAAAAACTCTTATAAAAGTGATATAGTTATGGCAAGCTGGTTTCCAATGAAAGTTATTAGAAACTTGCAGAAACTAACATATGCAGATATGGGATTAGATTACACTCCTAGTTATGAGGGTTACAATATGTTAGACTTAAATGACATACCATGGAGTTAATGTGACACCTGACCAGATTATAGACAGAGCAGTTTATCTTAAAAAGATGCATGACGACTCTCTTTTAGATAGAAGTAGATTTAGAAATATTTTAAATGGTGGTGAGCATGGTATAAGAGATTTACTAGGTGCAGGTATGGATAGTATGGATTCTTATACTTTACCAGCACCAAACCTTTTACTATCTGCTTTAGATAGACTTGCACAAAAAATTGGCAAAGTTCCAACATTAGATGTGCATATTACAAATGCTAGAGATAGTCAAAGAAATAAAAGTAAAAAAGATAAATTAGAAAGAATTGTTACTGCATTTGACAAAATGCAAAGATTAGATTTACAACTTCCACAAGTAGCTAGATGGCTACCAGGATATGGATTTGCAGTTTGGGTAATTACATCAAAACCAGATGCAAATGGAAATATGTATCCTTGTGCAGAATTACGCAATCCTTATGATTGTTTTCCTGGATATTATGGAAACATGCAAGAACCACAAGAACTTGCCATAATACAAAAAGTTCCTGTAAAAAATCTTATATCTATGTATCCAGAACTTAAAGCATATTTTGAAGCTGACAATAAAGAAACACAAGAACAGTTCTATAACATTTCTTACAATCAATATACAAATGATGGTAGTTGGGAAAATACAAATGAAAGTGGAGAAGTAATTGTAGAATACATGAATGCTGAAGGAACTTATATTCTTCACCCTGCATCTAAAAAAATTGTAGACTTTGTTCCTAATCCATTAAAATCAGGTCCTGCATTTGTTATTGCAAAAAGATTTAGTTTTGATAAATTACAAGGTCAATTTGACCAAGTCATAGGACTTATGGCATCTATGGCAAAAATAAATATTTTATCTGTAATAGCTATGGAAGATGCAGTATTTACAGAAACAAACATTATTGGAGAACTTGAGTCAGGACAATATAGAAAAGGTAGAAACTCTATAAATTATTTATCTCCTGGTTCACAAGTTGTTAAACCTGTCAATAATTTACCATATCAATTATTTGAGTCTGTTGGTAGATTAGAAAGACAGTTAAGAGTTGTCGCAGGTTATCCTGTACAGGATGATGCAATATCACCAAATTCTTTTGTTACAGGTCGAGGACTAGAGGAACTTGAAGCAGGCGTTGGAGCAATGGTATCTGAATACCACACAATACTTGAAAATGCATTACAAGAGGTAGATTCAAAAAGATTAGAGTTAGATGAAACTTTATTTAGTAAAAAAAGAAAACCTATAAGTGGTACGTACAAAGGTGCATCTTTTTCAGAAAGTTACACACCTGCAACTGATATTGATAAAAATTATGTTACAAAAAGAAAGTATGGTGCAATGGCTTCATTCGATGCACCTAATAAAATTATTACTGGATTGCAATTGTTACAGGCAGGTATTATAGACAAAGAAACTATGCAACAGGAAATGGATGGTTTAGAAAATCTTAGTCAAATAAACGAAAGAATTACTAAACAAAAAACTGAAGAAATATTATTTTCTATGTTGTTACAACAATCACAACAAGGAGATAAAGGTGCAATGATGGCTGTAGTTGAAATCTATAACAATCCAAAAGATATTGGAGACATTTTAGAAAAATATTTTACAGCTAGTGGTGAAGAACCTAGTCCACAAGAACAAGCTGTGTTACAACAAGCACAACAAGTTCAACAACAAGGACCACCAAATCTTGCAGCATTGTTAGGAGGAGCAGTTGGATAAATCAGAAAACTTTGAGTTTGCACAAATAATTGCAAACAACTATACAGCAGATGAACAACCTATGTGGGAAATGTATTCTGATGCTTTTAATGAAGGACTTTTTAGTCAACAACAAAAACCAAGTTACATTATTGATGCAATAACAATAGCTTTTATTCCAAGTTTAGGAAGAATAGATTTGTTAGTTGTACCAGAAGATTTTGATTATGGAGATTTAAATGACCAGATTTAATCCTACAACAAATAAAGCACAATTTGAATCAGAAAGTTATGGACAAGGAGAAGAGTTAAATGCTCTACAAAACTCTGCTGAAATGTTTGTTGATGAAGTACAAGAAACACAAGGCAATCCAAGAATGAATAGAGTTAGAAAATTTATGCAACCAGGTAAATCTATTTTTGATACTCCTACAAACTTACCTGGTGAAGATGTATCAACAAGTCAATATAAGGCAGCTTCAGGGCAACCTATTTATGATGCGGACATGGTATTAAGAAGAATGGCAAATGTGTTACAGAGTAAAGAAATAATAGCATTAATGAATGATGGGACAGCACAATCTGAATCTGAACGATTTCAGATATGACCGCTTTCAGGTGGAACTGGGTAGCTCCCTGGCAAGAAGACCAGGATGATATATACAAAGAAGAATTACTAGGACAAGCACAACAGATAGATAATTTCTTTGCTAACAATCCATCAATACCTTATAACATGTCTGAGATATCTAAGACTTATGGTTTCTTACCAAAAGATGTACAAGTTGCAGGTGCATTAATGGGATTAACAAAAGACTCACCAGAATTTACAAGTATTGTAGAAAGATTTCTAGAAAAAGAAACATCATGGTGGGAGGGTGTAAAAGCTGCAGGAAGAGGTGCTATTAGAGGTGCAGTAGTTGGAATGGAGTCTGCATCACAGTTTGTTAAAAAATATGGACAAGCAGGTATGAAATATTACGCTGCAAGAAAAATGAATCCATTACTTGCTTTTACAGGTATAGGCACATTAGTACCATTACTTGACCCTAATGGTAGAAATGAGTTTGTACAATCTTTAAAAGACCAAGGACCTACAGTTGCTACTAGAGCCTTTCAAGAATTACGTCAAGGAAGAAAAGTAAACTTAGGTGAAGGATATTTTGGTAATTCAACAGTTGCAGAGAATACAGAAGTATATAAAGAGTTAGTTGGTAGAGGTGCAAATCCTGATGAAGTAAAACAAATCATACAAGAATATTATGGTAAACCAATTACACAATTAGAAATGAATACAAGAGAAGGTCATGCAGGTACTTATAGAGGTAGAAAAGGTACTGTTAAATTATCTCCTGGTCGTGTAGCTGCTGTTGAAGTATTTGAACCAGGAACAAAATCATTTAATTTATTATCAGGAATTATTGATGGAGTTTATACAGTACTTACTGACCCTTCAACTTATGCTGGTGGTGCATTAGCAAAAGCTGGTGCAATGAAAAAATCTTTTAATCTTACCGAAACTAAAAAAGCAAGTGGACTTATTGATGGTGTTGTTAGAAAAACAGTTAAGATACCAAAAGCTAGAGAGTTTTATTTTGAAACAAAAGCTGGTGATGATATTGCAGATTTGTTTGCTCAAGCGGATACATACGATGAAGTACAAATATTATTAGGTGGACAAGGTAAATCACTTTCAGATAAAACAATAGCAAGAACAGCAGGTGGAGCAAAACTTTATAGGAGATTAAGAGATACTAAAGACAAACAAGCAATAAAAAATATTCTTGTTAATGCTGCTGAAGACCCTACTGCAGATGCTATGAAAAGACTTGACCCTACATCATTAGTATTTAATGGTTCATTGTCAAAAGCTGCAGCAAAATTTGTATATGGTGATAAAGCATCAGCAGTTGGATTCAGAACTGCAATGAAATTAAACAGCAAAAATAGTGTTTTTGAAAGATTGTTTAATGTTTTTCCTGCACCAAGAATACAAACAGATGATTTAAATAGAACATTTTTTGAACTAAAAGATTTTATGAAGTTTGCAAAAGTTGATGATGATATTGCAACAAAAGCATTAGATAGAATAGTTGACGCTATGGATGACGAAGTAATACAAGCTCTTGAAGGAGGTCCTGCATCACTCCAAAAATTAAATATGATGTTAGATATATACGGAGGTGAAGGTGGTGTTCTTAGACACATCATGGATAAATTCGAAGCTGTAAATATTCCAAGAGGTGTGGTAAATCAAGTTGGTAAATTAGTCGCTAGTGTAGATGAAGCTAATAAATATTTTTATAGTGCATATGGCGAAGAAGCGTGGAACTTACAAAAAATTGACATATTAGATAAAGGTAGAAATAATTTAGATAATGTTTCTTTTAACATGGAACAAACCTTAGATATTATTGATGAAATAATAAGTAACTCTAATTTTAAAAAGTCTGGAAGATTAAGAACTATACAAGATATAAAAGATGACTTTTTATCTAAAGTTGATTCAGCACAAAGAGTACCAACAGATTTAGCAGAGGCAGAAATCTTACCTGCAAAAGTTATATCAAATGGTGGTAGAGGTACAGAAATACAAGCATTAAGGGTTGCAAAAGAACTTGATATAGAAACAGGAGGTACAGGAACTCCTGGTTTTGGAGACTCTGCACAAACTAAAACAGGTAGTTATGGGCTTCACGAAGCAGAACTAATAGATTATGGATTAACAGATGATGCAGCAAGACAAGTTGGATTTATTGATGAAACAATAAAAAGAACTGAAAGTGAAGCAGTATTTAAAAATAAAAGAGTTGGAGCTTTAACTACAACATACAATAGATTAAAACAAAGAGTTGCTGAAGACAAAGCAAGAATAAAAGGGTTAGAAAAAGCATATAAAGAATTAGAGTTATCTCCAGTAAGAGATGATTTAAAAATACAAAATAAATTACAAGCTGGTTATATTGCAAGAAAAGCATTAGATGCCGATGATGTAAGAATAAAAAATGGAGATGCTCCTGAATTATCTATTGGTGCAAGATTAGAGCTAGAATCTAAAGCAGCAATACTTAGATATGCAACAAACTTAGTAGAAGAAGGTCCAAATAAAATATTGCAATATGATAGTTTTGATATGCCTGGTTATCAAAGAGCATATAAAAACTTACAAAAAAGAATTAATACTGAAAAACAAGCTCTTGCAAAACACGAAACACAATTACAAGCACGTCTTAATGACATAAATGATGACTCTGCTGTAAAAAAATTAGAGGCATTACAACGAGAAAGAAATAGATTAACTTCTGAAAATATAAATGACAAGATGCCAGCTAATAAATATTTTGTTGCAAGAAGTCAAAAGAATATTGATGATGCAGATATTACTATTGCAATAATAGATTCTGTTACTAATCCAGCAGGTAAAGGAACTACTGGTGCAATAAACTATGCAAGAAAAGGTAAGTGGTCACAAGCTAAAATACCTGAGCAAGGTGTATATCAAGGTAACAGACCATTAGTAATAGTTGATACCGCACAAAAAATAGATAATAAATTTGTTCAAGAAATACATGAATTAATTAAAAAATATCCAACTGTAAATATTATTGGACCTAGAACAGGAGATGCATCAAAAATAACTCCTGTACTAAAAACTTTATTTACAAAAACACAAGATGCTTTTGATACTAAAGCAGGATTTAAAGTATTTAAAAATGCAAAAGTATCTCCAAACCAAATACTTAATTATTTTTCTGACATAACAACAGAAGATGATGTATTGACAACAGCTACAAATACTTTAATGAAACGTGCTAATTTTGGTGAATTAGAATCAGTTGTTGGAAGACCTACGGCACATTTAATTTCAGAGTATTTAGCATCAGGTTCATTACCTTTACCAGATGCAAGATTATTTTTAAGAGTGTTTTCACCAGCAAGAGAGTTTTGGACAAGAATAATTCCTAGTTCTAAAAGACCAAGAGTAACTTCTGCAAGAAAAACTGTTGACTTAGAAGATGGAAGAGAGTTTGAAGTTTCTGAATTTGAAGAAATGTTAGCAAAACCAGTTGCTGAATTATTTGAATTGCAAACAAATGACCAAAAAGGTATAACAGATTGGTTGAAGATGACTGTTAAAACTGCAAGAAAAAGATTCGATTTATCTGCAGATGACACAGATGCTAATGCATTAGTTCAAGGTTGGTTATCTAAGCTAGGAGATAACTATATGAATAGAGCTTGGAAACCATTCATACTTATTAGAGGAGCATGGACAGCCAGAGTTGTTGGTGAAGAACAAATTAGAATGTGGGCTGCAGATTTAGATAATGTATTTACACACCCATTGTCAGCATTTGCTTGGATATTAGGTAAAGATAGACAATCTGTTTTAAGAAGAGTAAGAGGATATGAAGACCTTGATATAGATAGAACAATTCAAAGAGGTATGTTTAGCATACGAGATAATGAATTGTTAGGTGATAGTATTTATCACAAATCAAGTATGTCTATGTCACATAATGGTATTTTAGATGGAGATAAACTAAAAAGAACTTTTGCTTTTAAAAGAGTTGAAAAAGGTAAAGAGGGATATCACGGAGCTGCAACTTCAGAAATATTTCAATTAGTAGATGACCCTATTGCTGCAGAAATAGCAACACTCAAAGGAAGTGTTGATGATATAAAATCTGGGCTACAAAATATAAAAGATAGATTTTGGAATGAAGATGGAGACTTAAGTAGTTGGAGAACAGCTCTAGCTTATGGTTCTGATGAGGCAGGAAAATATCAAAAAATAAAAATATTAAATGATAGAAAATGGGCTGATGATTATATTGACTCCGTAGCAGCTAGAGTTCATTATAAAACAGGTGGAAAGTATAGAGTTACAGAAGTAAAACCAGATGGTACACGTGTAGTTTTTGAAGATATGGAAGGTATGACAAGAGTCAGAAAGTCTCCACAATCAGAAATAGAATTTGAACTTATTGAAACTGGAGATGCAGAATTATTAGAGCATATATCTAGAGGTAGAAATGCTATAGATGATAAAGCAATACTTGTAGATATTGATGGTAAAACTGTTGCCATAGGAAGAAAAGCTAGTATTGCAAATAAAAAAGCATATACAAAATGGCTTGCTAAAAAAGACCCTTATACACAAGCACATGTTATGAAAAAATCTGTTTTTGATATGGATGCAGATAGAGTTAGTTCTTATGATGCTGCTGTAGAAAGATTATTTAGTATTGTTATGTCAGCACCTACAAATAGACTTTCACGTTCTCCTGCATTTAGACAATTCTATTGGAGGTTTATAGAAACTAACATTGCTTATTTTGATGATGGACTTAGACAACAGATTAAACAACAAGCAAAGGCTTCTAACTTACCAAAGAAATTTATAAAATCACTTGATACAACAGGTAAGGTATCAGCAGATGAAGGTAAACTTCTTAGGTTAGCTGACTTAGATGCTTTAGATGATACAGCAAAAGCATATGCATTAGCAGAAACACAATCACTTCTTTATGACTTAAACAGAAGACACGTTGTTTCTGATATGTTACGTTTAGCATTTCCATTCGCAGAAGTATATATAGAAATAATGGGTACTTGGTCAAGATTATTAAATCAAAAAAAATTCCTTGCAACAAGAAAAATTACAAGGGGTATTGATGGTGCAAGAAAAGCTGATTTAAATAATGATGACGAAGGATTCTTTCATACAGATGCTATGACAGGAGAAGAAATGTTTTTCTTTCCTGGTTCTGAGTTTTTAACAAATTGGATGTTTGAGGGTAATAGAGATTCAAGGACAATCAAAAACCCTGTAACAGGAGAAGAACTTGCTGCTCCAGATGCAAAAATAAATCTAAAAGGTTATGTATCTTCTTTGAATATGATTGTAGGTAATCCTGCTCCTGGTCTTGGACCTTTAGTTGGTATACCTGCATCAAAGATATTACCTGAAACAGAATTAATAGACAAAGTATTCTTTCCATATGGAAGAGAAACAAAAAGTGCATTAAGTCCAGCTACATATGCAAATGCACTTATACCTTCTTGGGCAAAAAAAGCAATGTCAATGGGTGCATCAGACCCTGATATGCAAAGAGGATTTGCAAATACTTACAAAGATGTAATTAAGATGTTTGTTACTACAGGATTATATGATGATTCTACACCAGCTAAACAAGCAAGAATGTTAGAAGAAGCTAAAAAGACAGCTATGTTTTTGACTGCAGCAAGAACTTTTATACAGTTTGCTGCTCCTACAGGTGCAGTTATTAGATATGATATTGAAGTTGCACCAGGAGGACAATTATTCGTAGACCCTTTACAAACAAAAGGCGATGACCCTAAACATCATTTTTATGGAATGTCAATACTTACAGATGCATATTACAGAATACTTGCAAAATATGGAGGAGACCAAGTTCTTGCTACAAAAGAATTTGTTAATCAGTTTGGATTAGACCCAACAGCATTGTTAGTTTCTAAATCAAAAGAAATTAAAAAAAGAAGTTATACAGATGAAGGTGTAAAGTTTGCAAGAGATAATGAAGAAATATTAAAGATATATCCAGATGTTGGATATTATTTATTTCCTGATAATCCACTTGATGAGTTTAGTTTTGTAGCGTGGGCTGATTCATTTGCAGATAGAGATAGAGTAGATTTATCTGAAGATGAATATGTTACAGCTGTAAGACAAGCACAAGGTAGATTAGCTTATGAATATCAAAGAAGATTATTATTTGAATCAGGAGCGCACAATAATTTAACTCCTGAAAGAAAGTACGAAATACTTACAGATTATAGAATGGCACTTCGTCAAGAATATCCAGGTTATGGACAAACATCTACAACTGCAAAAGCTATTGATGCTGAATCAAAAAGACTACAACTTATTGATATGATTGAAAGAGAAGGCGAAAGAGCAGTAACACTACCTAATGGAGAATCATTAGCTCTCAAAGAGTTACCATCAATGCAAGGTTTAGTACAATATTTAGAGATAAGAGATAGTATTCTTGCACAAATACAAAGAAGAGATGGACCTAGAGCAACTCTTAAAAGACAAGAATATACATATTTTAGAGAAGTATTAAGAAGAAAAGCACAAGAACTATTTTCACAGTTTCCAGATTTCTACTATGTTTATGATGATATACTAAGGTTTGAAGTAGAGGAAGAGTTTACTGATGTATTTACACCTATGGAGTATTAATGAATAAAAAGAAAAAAAGTCTTTTTTATAGATTAGGAAGAGCTTGGTCAGAAACCAAAGCATCTGGATTTACTTCTGTAGACCCTGCATATTTAGGACAAAGTCCTGAATCTTTTATTGGTTCTTTGCTTGGTCAGAAGATTGCAGATTTTTTTGATAGTTTACCAGATGAATTAGCAGACGAAATATTTGAAGAGTTTGGTAATCCTGAAATGCTTGGAATGACAGGAGAAGCATACTTTGGCTATGTTATGGGTCAAGGATTAGCTGAAGGTGTAAATAACTTTAAACAAGGTGTTGCAGATGGTGCATTAGAAGAAAGAACTCCTGATGAAATAGATGCACAAAGAGAAGCTGCTGGTCTTATTGCTGGAGATAGTGTTGAAGAATCTCAAGTATCATATTCTAACATTACTCAAAGAGTTGCAGAAACATCAAGAGCTAGAGTAAAAGCAGAAGAAAAACCATCTCCACAAGAGCTTAGAGATGCAGCTTACAAACAATATACAGAAGATGGCAATGTAAATAAATTAATGAATGCTTTTGCTGAAATAGACCAAATTGCAAATAATGAAGAACTTTTGACAGGTGCTTATGAATACGAATTAGGTTTTACACAGGGAAGTGATTTAGGATATTATGGGTTATCGAATGACCCATTTGCTTTAGAAACATACAGAGATTCAGCAAATAATCAAAATCTTACACCATTATATAATCAAGGTTTAGAAGTTGGATTTTTAGAAAATTTACCACCTGAGAGAGTTATTGATTTTCAAATAGCATTAGTACAAGCAGGATTTTTAGAACCAAATAGTTTTGCAGAGGGTAGATATGATGAAGCAACGCAAACTGCTGTTACACAATCATTTTATTATATGAATCCAAAAACAGAATTTGGAATAGATACAAATGATTTAGAAGATATTGCGGTTGCATCAGGTGGAAACAATGCAGTTTTCTTAGGATTTATAAGAGATTTTTATTTAGATAGTTTAGATAGTATCAAATTTACAGATACAAATCCTATATTTACAGGACCTGATATAGTTTATATTCCAAAACCAGGACTTCTTAATCAACAAATAGAAAATGCAATTACATCTGTTGGACTTCCTAATACTGATTTATCTGTATATGCAATACAAGATTGGGCAAACAATAAGATAAAAGAACTAAACCAAGAAGCTCGTGATTCATATAGACTTAATGCTAATCAATTAAGAATGGCTCAGGAAGATGCTTTAAGAAGAAAGAAATTTAATTTGCCTGATAAACAATATGAAATACAATCAGTCATGAGTTCTGAGGATGTAAGTAATGCATTTGAATATGAACTTAATAAATACATACTTTCTACGTATGGTGAACTAATAGAATCAAACCAAGTTGACCAAGCTAGAAAAGAAGGAACAGCAAGACTTGTTGCTGCATTTAGTGCAGGTAGATAATGGATGGAGAACAAATTTCATGGATAGATTGGATAAATGAAATAGTAGCTGCTGCAGAAGAATTAAAAGAAGCAGGTATGCCATTAGATTTAGACCCATCAGAAGATTTACAAGTTTTACACAATATGATTGCTATTTCTGCTGCTGAATGGAGAAAAGGTAATCAAGTAGATTTAGATGGACCAGGTATGGGTAAAGCTATAGGAGATGAAAAATCATATTCACCTGCTCAAATCTATGAACAAACTTGGGGTAAAGATACAAGTGATGTAGATGTAACAGTTGTAAATAATAAATTTGTTCCAGAATTTCAAAATATTGATGGACCAAAATTAAGTGAATTAATATCAACCAATCCTTCGTTAGCAGCAAAAGCATATTTGATTGTTTTGCAAAGTGCAAATGGATATAATAACTGGTCTACTTGGAATAGTTTTGTTACTAATCCTAGAACACCACAATTCATTGATTATGCAAAACAATATACTTATGAAAAAATTGATGATATGAATATACCATCAGATGCTGTTGACCCAGATAGACTTTACACTCCAGATAGACAACCTGGTACAGGTTTACCACTTGTAGATGGCAAAGTTTTACCTAGTGATAAAAGATTAGTATTTACAGCAGCTGAACTTAGAAAGAAACAACGAGCTTGGAAAGCATCTATTAAACTTAAAGGTATATTAAGTGATGCAATATTAGAAGCGATGAGGAGATAATGCCACACGAACCTGGACATAATGAAGAACCTACTGTAGATAATATGAAAGATTTTACAAAGACTGATAATACAGAGGTAAATACAGCAAGTGCTGGTGTATTTTCATATTCAAATAAACCTACACCTGAAGAAGTTTATTACGATGGAGACTTCTATTATTTTCTTTGGGATATATCTTCAACACTTGATGAACCACAAGGAACTTCTTATCTAGCATACAATGCTGGAAAAAAATATAATCCTTATGGTTTTGGCGATACTATCTCTGGAAACAAAAGAGTAGGACCACGAGCAGTTACAACACCACCTGGAATACTTTTAGGTGAAGATGTTCTTATGTTAGGTGATATATCTAATAAGTATGCAAACCTTGATAATTGGAGTCCAGGAGAAACATTTGATGACAGAATATTACTTTATGAAGATGTAGCTCCTTGGTTTTTTGATGCAGTAGTTGATGCAGATGGTAATACTGATTATCCAGGTATGGAATTACTTTTTGATTTTATTATAAATGGAACACCAATATCAGAAGATGACCCAAGATTATTAGAGATACAAGCACCTTATACAACAGAAACAATACAATATTTAAATGCATTAGGAACTGAAGGTTACACAATAAACGGAAAGCCTAACCAAAAGTTATTAGCTTTACGTGAAACAAGAGCAACACAACTTGACGGAGCTTTTGTAAGATTAGGTATTAATCCAAGCAACTACAAAAAAGACAATCCAGAACTATATGAGCAGCTATTGCAGAGAGCTGTAGAAGGACAAATTTCTGTTGCACTACTACCTAAATTTTTAGGATATGTAGAAAACATTGATGGATATGAAGTGGCTGTTGACAGTCCATATTACAATTTGTTTAAATCACAGCAAACAAAGTTGACTTCAGATAGTTCTGGATTAGATTTATCTGATTTTATTTACAATAATAAAAATAATGCAAAAGGTATTTCATATCTAGGTGCAGGTGCATTTAATAGTTTATCAGAAGCAGATAAAAGAAAAGGTGCTATGTTGTTTGCTACTGAGGGAGAAGAAAGTGCAAATGCATATTATCAAAATTTATTTGACAACAATCCATACTTTGAAAGATTTGCAGGTAAAGGATTGAACTACAATAAAGTAGCAGCACCTTACATCAAACTTTATGCTTCAATTTATGGTGAAGCACCAGATGAAGAATCTGATTTCTTTTTATCACAGTTTCAAAACGATTACAATACATCAGCTATTAATTTTAGACAAAACGCTTATGATACAGGTAATGAGTTTTTTGGATATAGCGTAGCAGACCTTATGAATAAATCATTAGGTGGTCCAGTAGTTAGGAGTATATAGTGGCAACAGTAACTTATTATAGAAGTGACTTTCTTACAGGATATACAATTGATACAAGTAATACAGCTTTAATAGAAAAATTAGAAGCAAATAATTATACAACTAATTATGCAAAAGCAGAAGCAGAATCTTATACAGCTGGTGGACAAAATTTTAAAGGTAATACTTCTGCAGCAGCAGACAAACCTTTATCAGAAACATTTTCAGCTAATTTTACAGTTGAACAAGCAAAAGTTTTATTACCATACATAACAAAACTTGACCCTCAGAGAGGTGAAAAATTAATTAAAGCATATGTAGATGGATATATTAAGTCTGGGAAAGAAACTTTTGCTTTAGCTGCAATGCGTTCAGCTCCTGAATATAACGAAATGTTTGAAGGTATTCAAAGAACTGATGGTTCTTTAAGAATGACAGAAGCACAATATTTACAAAATAAAGAAGCTGTAATTGTACATTTTAATGAATTTAATTTAGGTGGTTATGCAAAAGAAAATATTGATACAGTATTTCCAAAACTTTTAGCTAATAATGTTTCACCAGATGAGATGAGACAGAGATTAAGTGCAGTACAACAAACAATAGATGCTGTTCCTGAGGAGCAAAAATCACAAATTTTAGGACAATATCAAGAATATTATTCGAATGAACTTGGTGAGTTTGTAGAACCTAAAGCATCAACACTAGTTGCTTTAGCTATTGACCCTGAAGTAAATGCACAAATATTAAATAGAAGATTAAATGTAGCACAAATCAGTGCAACATTTGAAAGAGTTACTGGAGAAGATATAGATTTTGATTCAGTTCAAAGATTGATAGGTAGTGGTATAACTGCACAAAGAGCAGCTGGAGAGTTTGAAACAGCTGCAGCTAGAGCTATTACAGCATCAAGATTAGCTAGAAGATTTAATAGACCTGATGAAACATATTCAGCATTAGAATTTGCAGAGTTTGGAGCAGCTCCTGACACAGATTTTATGGACCAAGTAGGTTCTTTATCAGCACAAGCAGAGTCAGTTAGTGCAGCAGCAACAGGTGCAAGACAAAATAGAGAAGGTCAAGTAACAGGCTTGACAGAGCAATAAACCTGCTATACTAGATGTAGTGCCTGGCAGGATTCGGCACACAAAATATAGGGCTGCAAACGCGATGACACAGCCAAGGTGTGTCGTTTGACATTCGTAAATCCTTGTGAAATCCCTTTAATTACCTAGCGATTATGTATATGGGATTATTTATATGCTAGAGAAAATGGAGAAAATAATGGAAGAAAATAAATTAGACCAAGCTACAGAAGATGCAATTGAGGAAGCTGTAGAATCTAACGACAATATAAAGCAACTTAGAGATGAGTTTAAAAAACTCAAAGCTGAGAACAAAGCATTCAAGGCTCAAGCCATGAATACTGCATTAGAGTCATTAGGTTTAGAAGCTGACAAAGGCATTGGAAAAGCTGTAACAAAACTTTACGATGGAGAAATGAATGTAACTGACATCAAAGATTTTGTCAACAACGAGTTCGGTGATGCTATTAATGCTGAACCTGTCGTTGAAAATAAAGTTGCAGATAATGTTACTGAAGCTCAAGGAAGAGTTGAACAGCTTAATAAACTTGGTATAAACGCTGAACCTGTTGATATATCACAAGAGTTCAACAACTTCATTAATGATTCCAACACAAGCACAAGAGATTCTATCAACGCTAAATTGCGTATGTTAGATACTCTTAAGGAAGACAAAAAATAATTTATAGGAGAAGATAAAAATGGCAGAAATATCGTTAACTAATAATACGTTATATGCTCAAAATATTAATAACTTCGCTGGTGAATTGTTTAAAGTTGGTGGTCAAAGAACACCTTTATTATCCGCAGTTGGTGGATTAAATGGTGGAAAAAGCATTAGTTCTACATATTGGCAAGTCCAAGTAGAAGACAATGCAAAAATTTCTACCGAACCAACTAAAGGACAAGAAGGTTCTACACCTACAGAATTTCTTGGAAGAGACAGGGCTGCATATACCTATGTAACACAAATCTTTCACAAGGGTGTACAAATGACATATACCGCTTTGGCATCTACTGCTAATCAAAATCCATTTGATTTGTCAGCTAACATTGTAAATACCTCCGATGGAGATGGAACAACAACAGCTGCAGACAAATTGGCTTTCTTTGGTGGTAGCCCAGTGGCAGATGAATTTGCTTTCCAAATGGAAAAAGCAATGGAAAAAGTAGCAAGAGAAGTTGAGTGGTTTGCATTCAATGGTTCTTTCTCAGATGGTGCTAACGTAACACCTGGGTCTGGAACTAGAGAAATGTATGGTCTTGACGTGTGGATAACACTAAACAAGAACGCTTCAAACTCAGCAGCAGTAAATCCATTAGGAGGAAACTGCTTCTACAACGACACAGCAGGTGATGGCAGTGGTTCAACACAAGTCATTTCTTTCGCAACCATTTCAGGTGCGTTAAAGAGAATGTATGACAACCATGCACCAATGACAAATCCTGTTCTTGCTGTTAGTCCAAAACAATTACTAGACCTTAACAATGAACTTGTTAAAGGAACAGTTGATATAGCAGGAGCAATCATTCCTAGAGATAGAAATGTTGCAGGTGTCGACATTGATACAGTCATTACACCATTCGGTCAAATTGGCTTAATGGTTATTGACCCAGATATCATGCCTGACAATACTGCTTTCATCTTAGACCTTGCTTACATACAACCAGTATTCACCAATATCCCAGGATATGGAACTGTGTTCGTACGTGACATTGACCAAGATGCAAACGCTAGAATTGGAAAAGCAATTTATATGGAGATGGGATTCGAGTTCGGACCTCCTTCATATCACTGCAAAATTCAAGCAGTTAGTTAATAATTTAACATTGAAGATTAGGGTGGAACTCCACCTCCACCCTTTTCTTCTGCTATAGTAAGGAAGATATGATTAAATCAAAACAAGCGTTAATAGACCAATCTGCAGATGCAAATAATTCATTAGGAGTTCAAGCCGAAGGCATGTTGCTTTGTGCTATACAGTTTCCTGCAGCTATGACAGGAACTGCTGTTACATTTGATTTTGCACTTGACAATAGTACATGGGCAGATGTAAAAGAAACAGATGGTACTGAAGTAAGTTATACAGTATCAGCTGGTGATGTTGTAAGAGTAGACCCTTCAGGTTGGGCTTTTGCAAGTAATGGTTACATTAGAGTTACATCAAATGGTAGCGAAGCTGCAGATAGAGCAATAATATTACACTTTAGACACAGTTAGGAGCAACAATGAGTATGCTCTTAGTACTTAAAGAGGGAAGAAATCTAGATATAGAAAGTATTCCTGACCAACCATTAGAACCTTCATTTCCTATTGTCAATCCTGACATAAAAGCAAATGATGGTCTATTTGCATTAGGTGCATTCGGTCAAGCAATATTCGCTGCAGAATTAGTAGAAGAAGGAGCTGCATAATGAGTACAAACATACAAGGATTAGTAGATAGAACATATAGAGAATATCTAGAACCTATGGATGACTTACAACCTTATACATTATTGACTTCAAGTCTTACAGACTCTGATACAACAGTATCTTTTAATGGTGATTTATTAACACAAGAAGAAGAAGATATTATGGAAGCAGGTTCTATTATAGAAATTGGACAAGAACTTATGCTTTGTAAAACACTTAGCACAACTCTTGATACAGTAGATGTTGTAAGAGGTGTAAGAGGAACTACTGCTTCTGCACATAGCTCAGGTGCAACAATTAAAATAGCTCCACCATTTCCAAGAAAAAATGTTTTTGATGCAGTATGTGACCAGATTAAAAATTTATATCCTACTTTATTTGCAGTAGAAACTAAATCAGTTTCAGCAAAAGTTGGATACATTCCATTAAGTGGAACAAGTGATAATTATTTAGTTGCACCAATAAGTGCAATATCACAAATGACAGATTTTTCTGCTGGTTCTGATGAAACAGGAATAATTTATCAAGGTGTTGCTGTTGAGCTTGTTGATTTACCAAATCCATTTACCTATACAGATGCTGATGGAAACTCTCAAACAATAACTTATACTAACAATGGACCTAATAAAGTGAATGCTCTGCAAGTGTATGGAGTATCATCAGGACATACAGTGTTTGTTACATTCAAAAAAAAATTTATAGAACCAACAGCAGAAGATAATACACTAGCTGAAATAGGTTTAGAAAATGAATATGAACCAATTATTATGGCAGGTGTAGCAGCACAAATAATTGCAGGAAGAGATATACCAACAGCAACAGCTGATTATATAACTGACCAATTATCAACATCTACATTTCCTGTGAACTCTGCAGCAAACATTAGAACATCTTTATTAAGATATCAAAATGATTTAATCGAGCAAGCTAGGAAAGATTTAAGAGCAAGGTATCCAGAACCAGTCGCCTTAAATAAAATAACTTATGCCTAGGTTAACTACACAAGCAGAAGTATCTAATCCAAAAAGAAAAGGATATGATTTTCGTATTGACAATCAACTTTACAGAAGTGCTGTAGGTCCAGGAAGAGATATGACTATACAATCTTCTGATGTTGAAGGTGGTCAAGTAAATGTTAGACAAAACGCAGAAGACTTTACATCTAACCTTGGTAGAGTTTTTTCACGTAATAATTTTTCTGGTGGTTCTAATTTAGATACAGCACACAGAAGAGATGGAACAGATAAAGATACAATAAGGTTTTGGGATAGCCAAGGTATAGATGTTTTTAAAAAAGATTTAGGCAGTTCTTACAATATACAATTATTAAATACGACAACCAATACTAGGTCACTATCTTCTTCTGATGGTGATAATTATTTAGCAGTTGTTGGCACAACTATCTATGTATCTGATGATGCAACTCTTTATAAATCTACTGATGGTGGAACAACTTTTTCCACACAATCTACAGGATTAACTGCTGGTTATCACATAAAAGGTTTAGCTGCACATGGAGACCTACTATATATAGTGGCTAACAATGGTTCAGCAGGAGAAATAGAGACACTTACAAGTGATGGTACATCTACACAAAAATCTACAGCACAAACATTTGATGGGATTTGGGCTGTTAAAAATAAATTTTTAGTATCTGCTGGTAATGCTATTTATGAATATGATGGAGCTACTACTGTTTCTTCAGCAAAAGTAACGTTAGCATCTGGAGAAACATGGACAGATGTTACAGACGCAGGAGCTGTTGCACTAGCAACTGCAACTGATGGAAGAATATATTCATTTAAAGATGTTTCTGCAGCTTTTACAGTAAAAGGTCAAACAGAAATAACTAATGAAACTCCAACATGTATTGTAGAATCTAATGGAATTGTTTTTTATGGTACAAAAGAAGACCAAACAGGTGCTAAAAAAATTGGAAGATTTTATAGAGCGACTTTACAAACTGCTGATGATTTATATGTTCTTGGAAACAATCAGTTAATTAAAGAATGGGATATAGATAGTATTGATGCTTCGCCAAATAAATTATATGCAACAAGAGATTCTGTTTATGTAGGTGTAAAAGAATCAGCATCTACAAGTTTTTTATGGAGATACTATTTACCAACAGCTGGAATAGCTAGATATTATAAAGCTGCTGCTGGAGGTATTGTAGAAGACATTTGTAGAGTAAATGAAAAGTTTTTATTTGTTGTAACAGGAAGTGGATTATATCTACAAACAGATAACTTTGAAGAAAATGGATTTATAATTACACCGCCTGCAGATTTTTTTACTGCAGAATCAAAACAATTTGTTGGTGCTGAAATAGAAACAGAAGAACTTGTATCTGGAGAAAGTATAGATGTTTTTATATCTAATAAGTTTGAATCAATAAATGATTCATCTGATAGTACATGGCAACTTGAATTAAGTCAACAGTCTGGAACTGGTGGTGAAGAAGTACAGCTACAAAGAGTTGCAAGATATGTTACCGCTAAGATAGAACTTAATAGTAATGGTACAACAACACCTAAATTCAAATCATTACAAATAAGAGCGTTAGCAAGACCTGAATTAGTAGTTGTACAAATACCTGTAAATATTTCTGATAGGGTAGAAAGACCTTTTAGAAAACCTATAAGAGTAAAAAACTTAGGTGAAACAATTTACCAATCACTGAAACAAAAAGAAGGTGATGCTGTTACATTAGAGTTGTTTGACCCTGCAGAAATAATTAGAGGTGTTGTAGAAAAGATAAGTTATCCGATACAAAGTAATCCTAACATTGGCAGCGTAACACAATATGCTATACTCACTGTTAGAGGAACAAGACAGCAAACCTTTAGCCAGGT